CGATAATGTATATTATGTTAACTTTCAGTTTATCCGAAAGTATTGACTATAGATTCTCTTTCTATTACGCGAGTGCGCCCGTGCAACGGCGTGACAATGTGTTGTAACGCACGTTCTTGCGTCATGTTATGCCGCCAGTAAGTCAATGCACTGTCTTCCCGGCTTCCTCTAGCACTTGCTCATGCAGCTCTATGAGCGCCTCTGCTAATGATTGCAGTACAGTCTGAGCTGGCACAATGGTAAGCCTATCTGTTATGTAATCGCATAGCTCGTTAAGCTCATGGTCTGCATCATCACTGTCAGCACAATGTAAATCTAATGTTAAGTTAATGATAAACTCAGACAATGTCTTGCTCCGTGTTATGTGGGCGTGCAGTGAGGAAAGATAACCGCACGCCCTAGTTAAGCGGGCGTCGCATTGAAATGCAAAACAATGCGTCGGGAGGAGGAGAACCCGCTAACTATACTATGCCTCAAGAGAGGCGTTGTTTCAAGCCTATGTGACCTCATTTGATAGCTCGTAAGCCAGCGCAAGATAACCGCAGCCATCGACAGAGCTATCCTGATGCACGCCATTGCGCATCCTCGCAATCTTCAGCAGCGCCATCATGTTTGCCACATCATACGCAGAGATATGCCTGCCAAGATAAGCAGTCCACATCGTCGCAATACAATTGAAGTTTTCATCTGCACTTCCGTATTGCCTAGCACGATCCCCTGTTATGAGAATGTTTGCCTTCGCCAATATATCTGACCTCACCATACTATCGTTAACCATCGCTTGATCTCCCTCACCCTCGCTTGGCTCGATCTTGCCGCCAGCCGTTCTAATGTTTATCTTTTTCTTCATCTCTTGCTCCATAATTCTTAACCCCGATTTTACCTATCTCATACTATTCTCTTAACTACATACTAATATACTATACCTAAAGGTATATAGTATTAGTAGTAGATTGGTTACGATATACTAATTGCAATTAGTAGTTGTTCGGCTAAGTCATTGATATTGTTATTACTAATGCTAATTAGTAGGTAATTAGTAGGTTGCATTTTAGCTCACTTTCCCGAAATCATCGCAAAACCATATATAGCCATCATTTTGCACAATATGACCAGCACTTGTGAGGCCTGCAATTGACTGCTTGTAGGTTTGTGATGGGTTAGCCACGCCAGATACTTTGCCCATGAAATGCTTCTTAATATCCTCTTCTTTAATCACCCAGAACGTGCTGGGTTCAGGCCAACCCACGCCAGCAGGGTTTGACATTCCTATGCCCTCGCCTCTTAGCTGCTGGAAGCATGTCTTAAATAATATCTGATTCTTGCCCTTAATAGCTTTCTTGTTGGCCTTCTCAACATCATCACTGCTTGCCGGCACAATCACACACGTTGTCACTGGATCGCCATCAGCGTCATGCCCAAGCTCGATGACATTTAACTTAAAGTGAAACTTACGCCCACCCTCTAAATCTCTCTGCTTGGTAGCCAAAGCAGTGCGCAAGCCTGTCGCCTCATCATACGATAGCTCTATCTCAGTCTCTACAGCAGCTCTCAGTGAGCTATGCCCGCGAGCCTTTGCGTCCAAGTTCTTGCCAGAGTGATGCACAAGCAATAGATGCGCGTCAGTCTCGCCGCGTATCCTGTCACACGCTGATATAACAGCCGTTGATGATGCAGGCGAGTTCTCATCGCCGCCCGGCATTGATCTCGACAGCGTATCAACGATAATCATTGCAATATCGCCATGCGCACGCTTCACCTCTTCGCACAAATCAATGATGAGCTGCACGTCAGCGTTTTCCTCAAGTAAATTCACTGGCAATGCGCGCATAGCTAATTTAGCCTCATGCTCTGGATATTGCTGGCGTAAGGCCACAATCCTATTATGCGTTGTCATACCGCCCTCAAGAGCTAAAAATAGCACCACGCCGCCCTTCACCTTGTTGCCATGCCAATCTTGCCCGGCAGATACATGCCAAGCCACATCTTGCACAAAGAATGACTTACCCACGTTGCTTGGCCCATATACCATTGATAGCTGCCCAGCGCCAAACCAACCCTTAACAAGATAACTCCTGTCTAGCTGTGGCATTGCATCGCCCGGAAAGAACACCTGATCTAACAAGCTTTTCACTTCTAATGCCTTGGCAGTCGCCTCTTTGCCCCGATTAATCCACATATCAGAGAAGTCCCAGCCGCCAATCTCAGGCACAATTGATTGCACGCCATGATCAGCCACGCATTTTTCAATGGCCTTCAAGCCTGCCTCGTCATTGTCACCCGCAATAACTAAACGCAGATTAGGGCGTGCCTCTAGCAGCTCACCTATCACGGCAGTCATATTGCCCGCAGATAATGCAAATACTGCTGGCCTACCCGTCGCCATGTGGCATGACATTGCAGTTGCCCATCCTTCGCATATGTAAACCAAATCGTCTAATTTACCGCCAATGACGCTAAAATTACCAACGACAGGCATACCAGTGGAAAATTTCTTTGCGCCTGTCGGATTAATATTCTGCGTGCCTACACGCTTACCTTTTGCGTTAATGACAGGGATAACCAATATGTCACCCTTTATAGATGCATTGCCAAGCCCAATCTTTTTCTTAACCAAGTATGGATGCGTAGCTTCTGCCTCTGGTTCAGGCCAACTTATGTTATATTCTTTTGTCAAAGGCTTCTCATTTTCATCAGGCCATAACCTCTGCCTACGCAGCGCATCTTTTATGCCAGCAAAATCTGAGCATTTACGGCAGCTCACCATAACTTCACTTTCAGCAGTTTGCTTTATCCAAAACCTATCTTCACCCTGACAAACCGGGCAAGCACCATGATATTCACCTATGGCAGTTTTCTTCAATGATAGTGCGCTTATAATTTTATCTGAGTATTGATCCCAGCTTGCATTTGGAAATTTCGTATTTTGCATTTTATTCCTTCCTCAATTATCGGACATGGTGGACATGTCTCGCTTTTGTCTTGTCCTGTCTCGGACATGGTGGACATGTCTCGCAAATGTCCTGTCGTGTCCGTTAGACAAAACCTCGTTAAGTTCTGTCTAACGGCATGTTTATTTAAAATGGAATGTCATCTTCCAGATCATTTGACGCTGCCGGCGTAGCTGGTGGCAAACCAAATGGGTCATGCTCAACACCATTAATAGGTGAAGCGCCGCCAGAATAACCACCAGACACTTCAGTGAACGGGTCATCTGCCTCTTGCTTCTCGGCTAACTCTAACACCTGCACTGCACGTAATCTTAATGAAACTCCATTCAGCGTTCCCGTATTATATGGAACTACAGTACATGCAATATTCACAGTCGAGCCAGATGTAAGCTCAAATCCGTCTGGCAACTTCTTGCGTGACGCATCTACTTGGCGTGGTGGATTTGTAATATCTCCTGAATATGAGCCTTTTAACTTAGCCTTACCAATCCAATCGCCTTGCTTATCATCATCACGCTTGTATGGCAGGTTTAATGGCTGTTCAGGCCACTTTCGCTTGCTATTTGCATCCATAGCCGCCGCATTTTTATATGCCTGCATACAAACAGCATTCAGCTCCTTACATTGCTCGCCTGTCAAATTAAATGACATTTCGTATGAAGCGCCTTCGGCGTCAGGTGAGCATTTTACTGATTTATACTCTTCCTGATCAAATCGGTAAGTAGCATTTAGTCTTGGATATAGCGCTTTCACGCCAGATATAATATGTTGCATTATTTTGTCTCCTGCATGTTATCAAACCAATTTTTCAAATCTTCTTCAAGCCACCCAACAGCACGATCTGCTAGTTTTACCGGTTTAGGAAATCTGCCTTCCGCCATCATGGCATAAATTGTAGACCTAGATATACCAAATTGTTTTTCTATGTCTGTTCTTCTATAAATTTGTGGTAACATTTTGTTTACCCTCTCCTTTAAATGTGTGCAGCACCCCTGCACTGGGATTCTTATAAACCGTGATCTTCATCAAGATAAGCTGGCAAGTGTAATGTCTCAAGTTCAGGCCACCCGGTATCAAACGTGTTTGTATCTTGTGCCACTTTAATTTTACGCAATGTTTTAAACATCTCATCTTCGGCATACTTGTTATATTTGTCTGACAACTCGTAACAA